AATATCCGTGACAGCGCCTTCGGCATCTTCGACGCGGCCTTCAATCGCCTCAACGTTGCGGGCCATTACCGCGTCTTTCTCGACCACCACTTCTTTGATCGACGTGATCGTTGCAGCCGATGTGTCCACGTTGGCCTGCATTACCGTTTGAAGTAGGCCACGGAAATAGTCTTCCTCGGCGCGAGTTTCTGCCTCCTGCGTAATGCGGCCCTCGGTGTCGCCAACACCCGCCCACAAGTCAGTCACATCCTGAGCAAGCGCTTCCGTTTCATTGGCGCGCACCGTGCTCTCAAGCTGAATATCGGCTGCCAAGTCGCCCGTAGTTGCCGTCAGCGTCTGCACGTCCTTAGCAAGCGCCTGTGTATCCGTGGAAAGCGTCGTCTGCGTGTTCTGGATGTCGCTGATCTGCGTGTCGTACACCGATTGCAGATTGGTAATGTCTTCAGTCAGAGACTGTTCTGCATCGACAACCGCTTGCTGAATGTTCTCAATCTGCGCCGTAATCTCTGGAATCTCGGTGTTAGCCACCTCAACCAATAGACGATCCACTTTGACCGTGCCGCCGCCACCCGACGTATCGCCCCAAAGGACGATGTAATGATCCAGCCCCGGCGTATCTGGAACGTCAACAAGCGCTTCTTGGATAGCCCAAAGCGGTGGCGGAGTTTGCGTCTGCCAGCCAGAAAACCAGCCATCGGACGTTGCATAACCCACAGCATATTCCGCGCTGCCGCCACTCACCGCCTTGGCACCAAGACCGATACGCAGACGACGACCGACAAAGGCGTCACCCGTGCCGGTGGCCAATGCAATGGAAACGCCAAATGGCACCGTGCCGGTCGCCACGCTAGCTTCAGTCGAACCCAATAACGCCGACTGGTCACCCGAAAATGCGTCGCTCGAATCTTCAACCAGCGTATGCCCACTCGGCACCGTCCAGCGACCAAACTCAACACCAGCCTCGAAACCGTTCGCAAACGTCGGCAGCGCATCCAGCTTTGCGGACAACACACTGAGCTGCGACGCCAACGCGCCGGTTTCACTCGCCCGCACCGTCTGCTCTTCGATCAAGCTGGCTTTGTTGTCCTCGACGTCAACTTCCAACCCGTTAATGCGCGTGGCCGTTGCCTCTTTGTCCGTAATACGGACTTCTTCAAGGCTATAGATAGTCGCTACGTTGGTGTCATACGCCGCCGCAATAGCTTCAAGCTGTGACGTAACTAGACCATATTCGTTTTGGATTTGCGTCTGAATATCAAGAAACTGCTCACCGCGTGCCTGCGCCTCAGCCTGAATCGCATCGGCACGAGCATCGGCTTCAAACTGAATAGCCGTGATACGCTCATCACGCTCAGCATCCAGCGCGTTAATGCGCTGTGCTCTCTCATCCGCAATCCGACTAGCGACCGTTCCGTCTACGTTTTCTGGGCCAAGCAAGTTGTCTTCAACGGTATCAAGCCGCTGAATTTCAGCATCAAGACGCGCTTTCTCGTCGTCAATGCGAGTATTTATGTTGTCTGATTTAGTGATCAGATCATCACGCACCCCATCCAGGCGGATAACCTCATCGTCGACACGCCCTTCCACCACGTCCAGCTTTTCTTGGAGGTCATCACGGATAGGAATAATGGAGTCAATTTCCTGACGCAGCTCCGTCGCCAGCACGTCCTTATCAATGCGCTCAGTGATTAACTCCATCACATAACCAATGTCTGCGATGGGCGCTGCGTAGGTGCCAGCCGTATCGTTGGGCGGGCCTTCTACGTCATAAACAGAAGTGAAGGTGATCCAGTAGTAGTAGCCCTTGAGTTGTGTCGGGTCGTCAGGATCAATCGCGTCATCACGCACATAGTCGGTGTAGAAAGCACCGGCCTCGCGGGCGACAATCTCCGCATTGGCAAAGTTGTCGACCTCGCTGCGATAGATATTGGTGGCCGCGTGAATCCGGTACTGCTGGCCGGGTATCTGCCAGCTGAGGTTGATCATGCCGTAAAAGCTGCCCTGGGCAGTGAATCCTGCAGGCGCTGGCGGTGTAGAAAGGTCGGGGGCTGGTGGCAATGCCGGATTGATCAGCGCGCCGTCACCAGGCCGCATGCCATCACGCAGCCTGCCGATACCGCTATCTAGAATATCCCGCCAGGTAATCTTTCGGTCGAGCGGGTCACCGCGCACACCTTCTCCGACTTCCATGATCTCCGTCATTGCGGCAATAAGGGGCTTTAGCTCCGGCGGCGTCTTAGGGGATACCGGCGGGAGCGTTCTACGGCGGCGCAGCGTCATAATGTGTTTCCTAGATCAACTCGGCGGGGCTGGTGGCAATTTGCACAGAGTTCAGTTCGTGCGTGCCTTCCAATTCAATTTCCCAATCACGGCTTAGCGTGTAACCGGCAGGCAGGCGGATCATGTCGGGGCCTTGGATAGCCTGGCTAATGACCTGCTGACCATCGGCAAAAAGGCGTAGCGTTACCGGGTAGCCATAGGCAATGACTTTGGCGCAGGTGAATCCGGCAGCACCTGGTGGTATTTCGTGTATGCGGGAACGCCAGCGGTACGTCAGCTCGCTGCCTTCGTTCCACATTACGATGTTGTTACCTTGGATGAGGTAAAGCCGACCGTCAGCGATATCGTAATAACCGGCGTCAGCCTGTGTATCGAGAAACTCGACGCCTTCGCCTGGCGTGAAGATGAAGCAGCCGCCGTTATAAAACGCCAGATACTTGCTCTCGAACCGGTATGCATGGATGCTTTTCGGGTTCAGCGCCTGCCACTGCTGCTTGTTCAGGACGTTTTGTGTCACCACGCGGGCATCACGCCCGCCCACAGCAACAAGCCCTTCATGACCTGCATACAGCGCATAATCCCCCATATCCACAAACGAGCGCGGCGCAATACAGGGCTGATTCACATCAAGCTGCATCGGTGCCATGGCTTCGGGACTACTGCCGCTGACAAGATACGGCTGGCCTGTTGTAGCCACCACTAGGCCGGATGACGTGGCGCCAATCGCGACAATGTCATCGGCAAACGCTTGCTGGTACATGACCGGCCATGCGTGAGGCAAATATGCCTCAGAGAAGCACAGAGTATTACCGAAAAAGCCAGCCATGATGCCGCCGGGCAGCGCCGTCAGGCCCTGCATGCGCGAATCCGGCATATCCCATTCAACCGATGGCAACGCCCTTCCAAGCTGCTGACTGAGGATGCTATCGGTGTATTCCGCTGCTGTTGAGCTGACTTCCGCGACATACTGATAAACGCCGCTGGATTCAGCGCGATAAATGCGCTTGGCGATGAAGTCATAGTTGCCGCCTACCAGGCCGGGAAGCGTCAGAATGATCTCGCCACCGCCACCATCCCAGCGCGTCACGATCTCCGATGGCAGGCTTGGCGCGCTCTCTTCGCCAAAACGGGTGACCAGAGTAACCACATAAGAGGTTTCCAATGCGGTTGGTGGCAGCTCTTCGGCAACGGGTCTACCTGCTGGCTCAGAAGCCACGGGCCTACCAGGTGACGGCACGCCCAGCCGAAAAGAGACGCCAGGGTAAGGAGGCGTACCCGCTGTAATATCACTGATACCGCCCATCTTCGGAAAGCCATCGCCTGTCCAGTACACGCGGGCAAAATCATCATTGGCCAGCGGGGACTTCACTACATGCACACGTTTTCCCATGCCCCAGGTCAGCCAGAACCCATTACCATTATTCCCGTTCGGATAGCGGTAAAGCGTGGTCGGGTTCGCAGTGGCAGTAACGGCGGACGTGGCAGCGGTCGAACGGAAGGGCTTAAGCGTGCCGCGTGAGAGGTCTACATTTTTTGCAGCTTGGGCGTTGTTTTCTGGCAGTAGCCGCGCGTCTAAGATTGGTAACTCGCCACGAAAGGCGCTGTGTTGGATTTTCAATATGTCCACCTTTCAGGCATAAAAAAACCGCTCAAGGCGGTATCGGGAGCAATGATTGCTGAACTGTCTAACTGAGGTATTTAGCCAGCCACCATGCTACTGCAGCACTCGCAACAGCCGGTGCCACCATATCCATCACCAAACTTTTAAATGACCACACGCGCGGATCAAAGCCACCCCACCACGGCATACTTGCCCTAGTGCCATTACCTAGTGACTCAATCCAGCGGTACTCCGCCTGTGTCCATTCTCGGCTAGCCCATAGTGTTGCCATCACGGCCCAGGCCAGCACAGCATCGCCACCAGAGAACAGAACCAGCATCACGACCAAACAACTGATAGGGAGGTGGGTGTATTTCACCACGTAAGCTCCGACGCATCTGTTAGCGTGCCGTCATCTACCTGCGACTGATACTGTGCTTCAAGCGAGATTAACGCACCACGACGATGAGCAATGGCTTGTAACGCCTGCTCTACATCTACGAGCGGATGATTTGCGTGAAACTGGTCGTCACTATCTTTCCAGCTTTCGAACGACTCGATACTCGCTTCACGGGCAAACTGCACTACTTCTAACAACGCTTGTCTGTTAGAGGGGTCGCCGCTGTAGCGCACGTCGTTGACAACGACGCCTTCAGCTTCTGCCACTTTGCGCTGCGACTCAATAGCCGTTTTTAGTGATGCTTTCCGCGCAGCATCGCGCATCTCGATAGTTGTAACCTCTGCGTCGTTTAGCCAGCTCATTCGATTACCTCTTCGGCTTCAGGAACCACGTCGTATAGCGGTAGCTCTATAGGGCCGTTATGGTTTTCCAGGACAATTGGCTCCGGAAACAGTGTTTCATCCGGCGCGTTGGAGCCATGGCCTAGGTGAATCGTACATTCGTACTCATCACCATTACGTTTGACTGTTCCAAGTTCTGGGTGCTGAGCTGTTGCGCCGTCAGGTAGTTCAGATAGGTCATACCCCCTGTGGTTAACTGTCAGTACAGTACCTACGAGAGACGCTCTCGTGGGTTGGTCGTCACTGCGGACAGGGGATAGATTGAGTGCCAATTTCATCATTCGCTCCTTAGTTATACCAACGTCCGATTGCAAGAACGCTTAACCAAACGTCGTGATCTGTTGCGTCATTGTTGTTTCTCGTAACACGAACGATGCCTAAACCTTTCCCATCATTTGAGGGGCGTGAGGATGCCACTCTAACGTCACCCTCAGTCGTACTCGCCGTAAAAATTTGAGGATGCAACGCCACTTGTGGGCGCATATCACCGACGACGGAGAAGGTGGCGGGAAAGTCAATCGTAACTGACCCCGTTCTATACGGGCTAGAAGTTGTGCCAGAACCTACTGCCACAATGGAGCCAAGATTTCTCTGAGTACGGCAAATCAGTGACCCGTCAGCGAACTTCACATATTCGCCGTTAGCATTACTTCCCCTCTCAATGATTGCTCCTGTAGGAACACCGTCGGATTGCGAGACGGTGCCGAGGATATTGCGGGAATGGTAAATTTTTTGCCATTCCCTCCAGGTACCAAATCTACAGGGTCGTGCATGTAATTCAAGCGGAGACGCATCAGATATATGAATTTGGGCACCCGCAGACCCGGCCGTGCGATGCAATAACACTCCTCTCGGAGAACTAGACGGCGGCTGCTCGGTAGCACCTTCAACATAGTATAAGCCTCCCCCAATATTAGCTGCATCTAATGAGCTTTCTGGCCACGTCTCTATACCAATAGAACCTATCCCATAAGCCCCCTCCGCCAACAAGTCCCCAGAACCTCCCACAACCCCACGCCCAAGCAGCGGGCCAAGCTGAGTGATCACATCACCAAGCTGGTCTTTGTCAGGATACTCAGCGATCAGCGAAGCGCTACCACCACTGCGCTGGTAGAGGCGCTGGTAGACACCGCCACCCGGCACGACAAAATATTCCCCGTCCTGCACCGCCGCAACACCGGCTGACGTGCTTGAGTACATTCGGTTCATACCCATTGCCGCGTCGCGGACGCGGTTCACGGCCTTGACCAGCTCGGCATTCGTTTCCTGTAGGTTCACTACAGCCTGTTCGTATGACATATCTCAACCTCTATACAAAGCGGCGCTGTTTGACGCGGGCGTTGCGGTGCTGGCCGTAAATGGAAAAGCGGTAAGCATCGTTCATCCCCGCCTTGAAGTGCTTTTCGTGGTACATGGCCTGCTCGACGTTTCGCCACGGCTGGGGAAGCATCAGCAAGCGGAACACGGCGCCATGACGCAGGACTTCAAAGTGCTGTTCTTTAAGGGCTTCGGGGAAAGGGTCAGTGTCGGTAGGCTTTACCGCCACGCGAGCGGTTACAACGTCAGTAGCGGATGCGCTGAACACGTCCACAACTGACGGCGAAACTTGCTCATAATCAATGCCAGGCATCATAACGCGGCCATTGCGCAGCACTTCCAGTACACGGATGGGTTCACCAGCGGGCACAGCAATCGTGCCCGTGTCGGTGATTTCCGCATCGTCTACGATCCAGGCATTGCCGTCGTCGCAAAGACGCACCTCAGCCCATGCAAGCATGTCCCGAACGGTCATCAGCGGTGCCTCGGGCACGTCTTGTACCACCGCCTGAACGAGACGATCCATTACTGGCGAGTGCGTTGCGGATTGGAAGAATTGTCAGGTGCGTTGGGTGAGTTGTAGCGGTCAACCTCGACCTTCTGCCCCAAGGCACCCATGTAACTCTGCATGTGCATCTGCGCTCGGTTCAGGTTCGCAGCGTGCTCCGCGTCCTTGCTGTAGGCGCGATACAGAATGTAGTCAGTGATTACCGGCGCATAGCTGTCATTCAACCGGATGCTTTCATTTTGCAGTCCGGTCAGTCCCAAACTGACATCATGCGGCGTTGGTGTGGATGAGTAGATCACCTCAACCTCGGCCAGCGCATCAGCAGGCGGATACACATAGAACCGCGTCGGGTCTTGGTCATCGAACACATACTGCTCGATATTCACGCTGGTTTCGTCAGCGTGCCAGCCCCGGCGAGTGGTATCCAGCGCACGGCGAGTCGTCACCAGGATGCCCAACTTGTCACTCGTTGCGGCTGTGTTGCGCACAACGTCGATCAGGCGCAAACCATCCTGCGGGATTTCTTGCCGCGTCCCCTCCACAAGCTGCATGGTGGCGTTGATGGAGCTGGCATCCGGCTTGATCTGAACAATGGCCTGATACGACTCGTTCAGCCAGCCAATCAGCTCTTCGTTTGTCCAGCGCGTACCGGCTGCAGTAACTTCCTGCAAAACCAGTTTAGCGTTGTTGATTACCGTACCGACGGTCGTAACGGCCATGGCTTATACCTCCTGCATGTAACGGTTTTTAGCCAAGGCAGCCGTCCACGGGAAGATTCGCCCGTTCTTTAAGTGCTTGAGCATTCGGCCCTTGTACTTCGGTTTTTCAGGCTCGACAGCTTCGCTCGGCGCTTCACCAGTGCCTAGCTCGCCCTCTTCCGTTACGCCTTGCTCTGCCAGAGTTTCAGCAGATTCGAGAAGCTCGGCGCGAATCGTCTCAACGCCTTGGCGCTTATTGATCTCAACGCCTAGCTTCTCGGCAATTGGTTCCAGGTCGTCTTTGGTAACCGCTTCTTCGATCTGATCAATTAGTGTCTTGGTCATGCGTGTTTCCTCACGGAAAGTAAAACGCCACCCCGAAAGGTGGCGTAGATAGCGAGCTTAGCCGCGCTCGGCGTACAGATGGCCCATGGCGTTGGGGTCAATGACCTCATAGCCAAAGACGTTGAGCCCGCGCACCAGCTGGCCGAAATCAGTCGGGTTAGGCAGGTTCTCCATCTTGGTCATCTGCGACGCAAAAGTGAGCGCCTTCTTGTGACCAAAGATCGCGTTCGTAGCCTGCCGCGTGGTGGTGGCGTCAGTCACTTTCGACATGTTGTTGCTGATATACACGTCGAAGCGGTCGAGCATGCCGACTTTGCCGTTACGAAATACCGAGGTGTTATCACCCATGGCACTCGCGTCTCGCAGGTCGGACTTTTTGAGCATGCCGTTCATCCACGCAGGGAGAACGATCCAGCGGCCGTCATCGGGCACGTTCTGCTCATCGAGTACCGAACCACAATCCACCAGCACATCGAGGATGTTGGTTTTGTCCACGGATACCGGCGCTCCCGCCTCGCCCATGTTGTACCCGCCAGACTCACGGCCAGCGGCAGCACCTGCGTTCTCTGCGGCTGCATCGGCAAACACGTCGCCGAGAATCACCTTGTCGATGGCGATCTTCATCTGCTGACCAGCATCGTCCGACCAGTTATCCATCAACTTGATATCGGCTTGATACTCGTCAACGTCGTTCACCTCGAAGGCAAAATACTTCGCCTTGTCGATGTGCAGCTCGACCTTGTCGCTGGTCGGCTTCTCGTAGTTGAGACCGCCGCCAACTTCATAGTCGCGGATGGTGATAGACGGCGTAGTGCGGATCATCACCGTGTCGCCTTGCGACTTGATCTCACCCTCGTAGTCAGTGTTCGAGATTTCAGCGAAACAGGTTCGCTGATACAGCTTTTCGACCATCTTTCCCGACCAGACCTGTGGGATGAACCCAGAGGCGGACGTGCTGGAATAGTCGGGATGTGATGCGTCGCGTGTTGGACCTGCCATTGGAATAACCTCTTATCGCCTCACGGCGAGGAATCGGAACCGCCAGCCGGGTTATCGAACCCGGCCTTCACGTTGGGCGGCGAATATGTCGGCTTCCAGGCGTTGCGCTTCGTCAGCGGAGTAGCGGCCAGCGGTCTTGTCACGATAGAACTGGGTAATGTCGGCACCCGTCCACAGCCGCCCGCCTTGTGCTTGCGGCGTTGGGGCTGCTTTCGTGGTGCGCGGTTCTACTTGCTCATCGGGGACTTGGCGCTGCTGCTGCGTTGGCTTCGCTTGGTTCAGATAGAGCTTGAAAACGTCAGCCACCCCTTTCGCGTCTAGCGACTGCTGCGCCTGACTGAGTGCCTGTTGGTACTGCTTGCCCGTTTGTGGATTGAACGTGCTAAGGAATTGCAGGAACGCCGGTTCGCTATTGATCTGCTCGTAGTTGGGCACCGCTTGCTCTAACCCGATCCAGAACCGCGCTTCTGCATCCTCTTGCTTCTCGGATTCGAGACGCTCAAGGCGTTGCGCAATCTCTGTATTGGGCTGCTGCTGGGAGCCACTTAACCGCATCATTAGCGATACAAGGTCGTCGCCATACTCTTCTTTGTAGCGAGCTAGCTCTTCATCG